TTAACAGGATCGCCTGCCACCATTTGAAATGCCTGAGTCAAAAATATAGCCGGATCAACCGCTGGACTATTTTCATGCACTTGTACAATAAAACCAGCTCTTGTTAGTGCCGCCTGCAAATTATCTTTTGAGCCAGTACCGCCCCTTTCATACGCCCTCACTTCTAATCTATCGCGCCTAACTTGTTCTGTTAAATTAGTTCTAGACATTAAACCGTATTCTTTTTCTAAGTCTGATAAAAAATCTGTCTTTTGCGGATTCCGTATTTTAGATAATTTATTTAAAAACTCTCTGATAGGTTCTTTGTTATCTGCCAAGCCCTCAAGTAATAAATCTAAATCACTTCCCTGTTTTACATCCCATCCAGGAGGCAATAAATTGTCTAAAACAGCACGTGAAATGCTACGTTGTGACATAATTAACCCCGCCTGATTTTGTTAATTCTCCAGGATTTAGAGTATATGCAGGAATAGACGTTCCGAAGGATAAGCCAAAACTTACAGCCTCGACCGAACCGCCAACCGATGCGACGACATCTTGCACAACTTTTGACATTGACGGATCTGTGATTGTATCCATGCGTTCCTCCTCTGGATCTAATCCGGGAACGTATGGAGCAATAGACCTCAAATATAATTCAATAGCATTATCAATATCGGTTTTAACTTGCGCAAGAATTGATGCCTCAACTTCTAAATTTCTAATTTCACTATAAATTGATAACCTTGATATTGACTCGACGTATAACGTGTCGTCCGTTAGACCTAATGGCTGCCGTGATATTCCGGTATCCGGATCGGTTGTAATTGAATCCCTAACACTATCTAACATTACAGTGGGAGCAATTCCATCCGCGTCAATTGATACATCGGCCTCAATATATACAGTTCGGTCGGCAGGACTTGAAATTAATAGAGATCCGAAAGGCAATCCGGAATAGGGATATGCCCTGGCAACCCCCGCAACTTCTTGACTCCATTTTCTATAGTCGGCAGTATTCCCCCCGCCGCCCTGAGTTCTAATTTCATCTAATATTCTAACTCTGTATGTATCGTCTAATTCTTTTTCAACTCCGATATTAACAATAACAGTTACCTCGACCGATGCATTAAGACCGGCAATTTGAGTTCCGATTTTTAAAGTATCGGCTACTTCAAGGTTGCCGTTAACGCCTATCAAATCAGAAGATATATCAAAATCAGCAACCCCAGCCGCAACCAGTCCGGCTTCTGTTGAAAAATATAAAACACCATTTGCGTCCCCTATAAAATCCGTACCGATTGGTATTATAGTTCCGTTGGTTCCGGTTGCTTGTACTGTTAATATTGCAGCCTCTGCAACTTTCCGTATAACATCATATTCCTGCCCGATTAAATCCAAATCCTCACCGGTTGCCGTAAGTGCAAAATTCTGCATTGCTTTTTCAATTCCAAATCTATATATTTGAGCGTCCTGCATAGCCTGTGCGGTTGCCATTACTTTGTTATATGCCTTGTCATTGTCGGGAGTAGTTTGATTTAATTTTCCCTCAATCCGTGCAATATTATCATCGACCATTTGTTGTACTGTTGGTATTGTAATCGGCATTATGTTATTCTCCTATACGCAGGATCGCCAGCCTGGTTAATCCAGTTTTGACCATTTTTTTGTAATGTTAATTCTTGAATGTCACTTCCTTTCGGTTGTATTAGTATATTTAATTTTACATAGCTACTAACTGGATTTATAACTGTTGAAATTACATTTCCAAAAACATCGACATCAAGATTTTTTTCTGATTCCTGTCTAATGTCATTTAATTTTGAAATTGTAATCGGCCCGGATGCAAGCTTTCTTAACCGTGAACTTATTTTCTGTTTTTCAGTTAGAAATATATTTCCGATCCATCCCTCTTTAGTGAGTAATGAGATTGTAACAACGTTTTCAAGGCCCTGATCCATTACCGGCTGACCGCCTTTATATTGCAAATCCCATCCATCCTGAGTTACAATTATTTTCGGATCGCCTTCGAAACGGTTTTTATTCATATTATTTTTACCTCATCAACTTTTGACGCATCAATATCCGCTGTACTCGGCACCGTTGGAGTACTCGTAGTGCCTCCGGTCTCGGTATGTACATGCGCATTAAAATTAGTAACCAATAAATCGAACCCCGTTTTAAGCGCATTAAACCGAACTGCGAAATCATTATTTCCATTTAATTCAATTATACCAGTGTTAAGCAATTTAATAAAGGCTTCGATTGCATCACTTGCCTGACTATAAATCATTTTCTCACCTGCTCCCATAATAGGAGTTATATTATCATTTTGAGCAATAGCAATTTTATAAGAACTTGAAACTTGGAGTATTGCAACCTTAGACCCGTTAACGGGAATTGAATCATCACCGGCAGGAGTCATTAACTCAATAGTTTGAATGTCTTTTGCGTCTCTCAATCGTACCTGTAATAATACAACATTTTTTGAGCCGTTTCTATTTTTCCCGATTTCAAATCCGGTTACGGTTCCTGTCATCCAACACTCCAAATGTATTCAATTGGTTCCCCGTTATAAACATTAACAGGTATCAAGCTCAATACTGCCGATTTTCCGGAATCTTGTAATATATATTCAACTTGATTTATCATCATTTTAACACCGTTAGGTAAAAATAAAGTAGGTGATTCTAATATTACAGTTGTATTTTTACTCCATATTTTACCGTTGGGTGCTTTCCATCCGGATACTGTAATTGGTATTGTAAGCGCATCTATATAACTTTTTGACCGTCTATGTTCTGCGGCTTTTCCGATATTTCCATCGGTTGTGTCATTTGCTTGAAATGTAATTGATCTTGACACTGGCACGTTGTCATCAATTGCTGTTGATGATTGAGCGTCCCCGCCGGGAGTATCTGCAACCGCTCTATAGGTATGAAATAATTTAGTACCGTCATAATCGGCTGCAAAACTTAAAGCGAAATTCTCACCCTCTTTTAGGGTTCCGACCGGTTCGGATTCTGTATCCGGTTGATAAAAAAGAAGTTCCCCTTTTTCTGTACATGAGACAAGACAGTTTCTTTGAGCTGCTAACTCTGATAAATGCCTAAATATTGCGTCCGATTGATTAGCAGTTACCCGGTCAAATTGTCCGCCGGTTTCAATTTCAAAAATTGCTCTTATTCCTAACGGCTGTAATAATTCTTTTGCTCTATTTTCTAATGTAATATTATTTTTTTCATATGGTGGATTTACGGTCGAATCGACCGCATCTTTAGTAAGTGAGAATATTGTTAAATCTATGAACGATCCTGTTTTAGTTAATGCAGGGCTTACTTTATATAAATAACCTGTAAGTTGTAAATCATTACCGATATAAACCTCGGCTTTTGGATATTTAAACGGTAGGTATAATTCATCTAATTCTTTGTCGAGTCCAGGAGTCCATGCAGTAGAACATTTTAGGCCGTCCGCTCCGGTATCCATAGTACGCAAAAAGCTTGCGTAAAATACTTTTATTTCCCTTGCCCCGATTATTATAGTTAGATCGTCAATTGCTTTTCCTGTTAATTTTTTTTCCGGTTCGGATTCCGTGTCTATTATTTCGGGTATGATTAAAATATCACCTGGGTATAAAGTAGGCGATCCGTCCTCTTGTAAATGTCTATCGTTTAAAAATGGATTTGCAGAAACTATGTCTTTCCAATAATCTTGCACTCCGTATGCAGTAGAAGAGATTGAAGAGAGCCGATCGCCTTCGATTGCTGTATAACGATAGGAGGGCGTAGGCTGTGATAAAATATCAGACATATACTACAACCTCCCTACCAGATGGAATAATGAATATTTCAGTTCCTTTTAATTTATTTGCAGAAATAAACATATCTAATAATATGTCATTTTCTCCAAGTTCTCCATATTGTTCTATAACTATTCTAATCGGAGATTTATCAATGTCTAATCTGATTGTTTTTTCTACTTTCAAATCAAACGATACGCGCAATAGGTATGCAATCATATTTGCAAGTAAAATCATAGCAGCTGAAAAACTTTCAGACTGTGAATAATATTGTAGGTCAAAATCGTTACTTGAAAAACTACTCATTACACTATCAAGGCCCTCTGCAATATTATTATATAATTCCAGAATATCTTCTATTACTTCAATTACCTGACTTCGGGTGCTATAATCGGCAGTTGTTATTGTATCGGCCATAGATGCGGATACTGATGATAAGAATATTTCTTGTGCTAATACTGTATTTTTGCTTGATTTATCAGTGCCGTCCGGAGACAGATTTAATATACCTGTTGCCATTTCAGAATATGCTTTTATTTTTGACTTAATATCCATTTGAATTAAACCAGGTAATTCTACTAACGATTGAATTTGTCCTGCCAGTGCTGCTATATTCATAACTGCGGCTGTAATAGTTGATTCTATCTGGTTTCTAATAGCTGTAATTTTTGCAGCTACTGCGGATACTTTGTTATATATATTTTTCATAGCATTTTGAAAAGCTACGACTGATTTTCTAATTGCTTGTATGGCTGATATTTTTTCAGCGGCGCTTAATTGAGTTAAATTAAATTGATTTGCAGATTGAATATTTAGGTCTATTTTTTTCCTCTTAACTTTTGCGCCTAATTCCGATGTTGATTTTATTGTATCTTCTGTTATCGGTTCGATCCATTCTGATTGTATTAAACTGTAAGTTCCGTTTTCTACTGGATTTATATCCGGGTTTATTGATACTGGCTGTAATATTAGATTGCCGTCAACGGGATGAATTACCTCCCAGGTTCCGGATTCAAGGAATGCCTTTTCAAATCTTTGA